CCGCTCGACGTACCGCTCTGCCCCTGCGATGAGCGTGTCGATGCGATCGGAGTCGGTGAACCCCTCCGCGACGATCTCTTCTCTGGTGACGTAGTTACCCACAGCCCCTCCCAGCGAGTCGGGCGGTTGGCCCGTGCCGGGCGGGCCGTTCGCCCGGTCGGATTACGCCGTGAACTCGCAGTGGACCGCGTCAGTGTACCCGCCGCACGCGACCATCACCCACACGTCGGCCAGTGCCCCCGCCACGTGTCCGAGCGTGATGTTCAGGTTGCCCGTCGCGTCGGTCAGCCCGAAGTACTGCCCGTCGACTGTGATGGCGTCGCCCATGTCCGTGCCCGCCGTCGTCACCATCGCCGTATCGACGAGGGCCGTGGGCGCACCGAACTCCGTCGCCGAGGTCCACACCTGGATTTCGCCGGTCGGCTTCGCGAGGTTCGAGCCGAGGATGTTCTGCGCGTCGATGGTGATCGCGATCGCGTTGGTTCCGCCGTCGGTCAGCGGCCCGGCGGGCAGCACCAGGGCCGCGAGGGTCTGCGCCAGGAAACTCTCGATGACGGAGCGCCCCTTCCGCAAGAACGCCGCGCCCGTGCCCGTCGCGAACGCGAGCTTCGCGCCCACGCCGATGTCGCTCGCGGCGGCCGGCGCCGTGATGGCCAGCGCCGAGGTGGCGATCCCTGCGGGGAACACGATCCGGTAGGCTCCGTCGATTTCGTCGTAGACGATCCGCGCCCGCGCGTTGCTGTCCACGGCGCACTGGTTGGCGATGGCCGCGTTCAGCAGATCGACGGTCAGTGCGATCGAGGTACCGGCGTCCTTCACCGCGTCGATGACCACGACCTCCTCGGGGTGCGCGCCGTCCCAGTCGAGCGTGAAGCCGTGCCCCGTCGCCGAGTTGGCCTCGTCGGAGAGCTTCCACGCCGAGGCCGTGCCCACCAGACCGCCACCAAGCGAGCCCACGCGCTGCTCGCTGGCCTCACTGGCGAGGGCGAGGTACGCGGGCAGATCCTCGGGCGTCCAGTAGCCGTTGGTGCCGGCCACGTAGACGCGCACGCCGAAGACGGTGCCGTAGTTCAGGGTGGGGACGGCGCCCACGACGTAGCGGTAGCGCCACGCGTAGCCGTCGCCCCGGTTGACCACGAGGCAGGACACGCCCGCCGCCAGCACGTCGCCCATGTCGAGGGCCGCGAGAGCCGCAGTGTCCACCACGGGGGTCAGCACCTTCGTCGCCAACAGGCCCGCCGCGGTGCCGGTCGCGTCGTACAGCGTGTCCGCGTACGCCTTGATCGCCGCACGGTAGGACAGCCAGCGGCCGGTCCCTGCGGTCGGCGCCACGATGTCGGGGAGAGCCTCACCCACCGCGCTCAGGGCGTCGAAACGGTACAGATCCGCCTGCCCCGCGCCGTTCGCCACGCACAGCCGGATCTGCCCGCCCGTGCGCTGCGCCGCGGTCACGGCCTTCAGCGCGGCGATGTCGGCCACGGCCGAGCCCATCTCGCGCTCGGCTTCCTCGTCGATGAGCCAACGGCCCGTGCCCGCCGTGGGCGCCACGACGAACGGCAGATCCTCGGCAGCCACCGAAGCGCTGTCGAAACGGTACAGGTGCCCCAGGCCATCCTCGGCCGACTCCACGAACGCCAGCATCTTGTCGAAGCGCGCCGCCGCAGCGATGGCCTTCAGCGCCGTGGTGTCCGCGACCGGCGCCGCGATGCGCTGCTCCAGCGACGTCACGCGGGCGTCGGAGGTCACGTCCGCCGCGAGCTGCTCGCTCGTCGCCAGTTCCAGCAGCAGCTTCTTGGTCGTCGGGTCACGGCCGAAGATGCCGGAGTTGATGCCCTTCGCCAGCTTCGTCACCAGCGCGTCTCGTCGAGTCGTCGTCATGGAATCCTCCGCTACGCTCGCGACCGCACGTCACCAGGCTACACGCCCAGCTTCTCCGCGATCGCGTCGGCCAGGTCCTTGCGGGTGCTCTGGCCAACGAGGTTCTGGAGGCCCACGCTCTTCGCGATGGCCTCGAGTTCACTCTTCGTCATCTTCGACAGCGCCGACCGCGTGTACTTCGGATGGGCCGGATCACGTTCCGCACGGGCAGCGAGCGCCTCCATCTCGTCCATCGGGTCGACTTCGGCGGGCTCTTCGATGGGCTCCGCGGGCTTGGCGATCAGGGTGGCCTCGACGGGCTTGGCGACGGGCTCCAACGCTTCGAGCGCCTCGGGGACGACCACGCGGCCCCTGCGCACCATCACCGGCTCCGGGTCCGGTACGGCGCGCTCGGCTGGCGCTTCCACCCGCTCGAACCACCCCGTGCCCAGCAGGCGATCCGCCATGTCCCGCTCCACCTCTGCGACGTTCGGTCCCCCGCGACCCGAGGTGCGCAGGAACGCCGTCTTGCCACAGACGTACTTGCCAGGGCCCACGCCCGCTCGCAGCTTCAAGAACACGCCCATCTCACCCTCCATCCATCGCGGTAGCGCTGCCCCCCGCCGACCCATGCCGGCGGGGGTCACTGCGCCCGCTCTTCGGCTACGCCAGCCGCACGACGTCGACGGCCACGAACAGCCGCCCCGTCGTCGGGACGGTCCCCACCGACTGGTAGTCGACGTACACCTCGGTCTCGGCGGTGATGTGGTACGGACCCACCGCCGCCTGCACCGTGGCCGCCGCTTCGTTGATGTCGCCGCCAGCCAGGTACGCGGTCAGCGCACCCAACTTGCCCACCGTGATCGTGTCGCTCGTGCCCGAGTTGAACACCTCGGTCAAGAACGGCCGGAACGTCGCCAGGCAGTTCGCCGGCAGCTTCAGCCCCGTCGCCTCGCCCAGCACGTCGGTGTCGGCGTCTTCGAACCCGATCTCGATCACGGCCGTCTTCGGCGATCCGGGAGTCCCGAAGTCCGGGAGTACGTTCAGCCTCATGAAATCCTCCTGCCCTCGCGGGCGTCAAGTCGTCAGGTCGTCAGCACTCGCACCGCACGCCCCTGGCTACACCAGGGTGATGCCCGTCACCAGCACGCACGCTTCCGGCCAGTACACGACGGGGTCGTAGTCGCCGATCAGGAAGCTGAAGCGCTTGTCCTCGCTCGCCGCCGTCACGCCCTCGCTCGTACGCCGCAGCTTCATGTTGCGGTTGTAGATCATCGCGAGCTGCGCCGGGTCCACGAGCAGAAGCTGGTCCACGGGCATCGACGCCTCGCGGATGTACTTCACGCCCTTGATCGTCTCGTTCTCGATCGTGTTGTTCATCGTGGCCAGGTCGCCCATGCTCGACGGCACGTCCGAGAGCACGTCGATGAACGTGTTCAGCAGGGTCGGGTTGTGGATCCAGATGTACTTGTCCAGCCGCGACTGCCATGTGTTCGGCAGCGCGTTGATGGCCGCCGTGTAGATGTGCTTACCGATGGCCGTGCCACCCGCGAGCGCCGTCGCGTCCACGACGTTGCCGCCGAGGTTCGCGATCTTGTACAACCAGCCGTTCACGACCTTCAGGAAGTCGTAGTCGGGATCGCTGGGGTCCGTCGCCGTCTCGCCGTTCAGGCCCAGGTCGATGAGGTCCAGGCCGAAGGTGTTCATGAACCCTTCGAGCTCCGAAGCCTCGTAGTCCTCGCCCTCGACGCCGTAGAGGAAGACCTCTTCGGTGGTGTCCCAGGCCAGGCGGACCTTCTTGCACGCGAAGTCGATGTGCGAGACGTCGGGCTTCACGTAGCTGCCGGGTGCCACGCCCTCACCGGCGCCGCGCAGGAGCCGCGAGCCGAACTGCCGGCGGGGCAGCGTGCCGCTCTTGGCGCCGACCTGCTTCCAGTTGACCAGCCCGCCGAGCTTGCCGGCCTCCTGCATGACCGTGATGAACGCCTTCACCTCTTCGGCCTTCAGCCCGCCCTGCGCGCTGAAGTCGTCGGTGGTTCCGGTGCCCGTTCCGCGTACGGCCGCAGCGATCACGCGCTTGGCCTCCAGCATCTCTTCCCGCGTCCTCATGTGGTCCTCCTCAGGTTGCCAAGTTCACGCGGCCACGGGCCGCACGATCCCATTACCTACCGGCGGCAGAACCGACCGAAGTCGGCGCCGCGAATCACTGCCTTCTTCTCCTCGCGAGTCTGGGGCGTACCATCCTCGGCTTCCGCCCGACGGCTCTCGGGAGTCGCCAGCCCCAGGTCTTCCATGATGTCGTCGAGGTCTTCCCGCAGCTTCGTGAGCACCTCGCCCGTGGGCATGGCGTCCATGCGGGCCACCAACTCGTCGAGGCGGGTGGAGAAGCCTTCGACCTTGGCCACGCGCTCGATCAGCCCCGCGAGATCGCCACGAACGGCGGCCAGGGGGTCAGCGGGAGTAGCGGGGTCGACCGCAGGTGCAGGGGCGGGAGCGTCGATTGCCGCGGGGCCCGCCGACTCTCCCACGATGTCGGTGGCGTCCGCGATCACCTCGTCCAGCAGGCGCTTGGCCTGGTCGATCTTGTCCAAGCGAGCCTTGGCGATCTTCTTGCCCACGCGCTCGGCCAGCGTGTAGCGGGCTTCGAGCATGGCCTTCGCCAGCGTGGTCTTCGCGTCGGCGTCCCGGAGCCCGTCCAGCATCGACAACTGCTCCAGAACGAACGCCTTGCACTCGTCGAAGGCCACGCCCACGTCTTCGGTGGTGTACTCGCCGTCCCAACTCCACAGATGGTCGGTCAGGAAGTCCTCGAGCGCGTACATCGCCAACCACAGCCGGTTCATCGGCTCGGCGGTCACGAGCTTCTCGTTGACCTCGTCCATGAACTTCCCGCGAGCGGCGGGGGCCGGCGCTTCGTCGGTGACCACGGGAGCAGCGGGCTCCTCCGCCGGGGCGGGAGCGACGCCACGGTCAGCGCTGCCTTCCCACGGGGCGGCCTTGCCCATCTTCGCGTAGTACTTCCCGAGGTGCGCCTGGCACGTGGCCTGGTCTTCCTCGCTGATCTCGGTCTGATTCAGCCGCCCGGCAGCCGCGGAGATACCCGCGGGCACCGCCAGCAACTCGCCGTCGACCACGTCGGCCACGCCGAGCTTGTACGAGCCGAAGTTCTCGGGCGCCGCCTCGTCGACCCACAGGAAGCCTCGCGTGTAGGCCTCCCAGTCCATCTTGTCGGCGTCGCCGCTGCCGTCGTCGCTGCACAACTCGCGCAGCCGCTGGTCTGCCGCAGCGCCATCCCAGGCGGTATCGTCGGGGGCGATCGGCAGGTCCTGGAACGCCACGCAGGTCCGCTTGGCCGCGGGGACGGCTTCGGGGGTCTCGGTGGTGGCGGGGGTCTCGGCGGCGGACCGCGCCGAAGCCGTGGCCTCGCCTGCCTCGTCGTCGATCACGAACACGTCCATCGACTCGAACGCAGCCATCACCGCGATGCTGTAGCTGTTCAACTCACCGCTGTCGACCCGCGCCCACACCGCGTCGTCGTTGACCTTCACGCAGAGCTTCCACATCCCCACGTGCGGGTAGTCCTCGGTCGTCTCGCCCTCGCGGATGATCGTGCTCTCGACCGGCACGGCCCCAACCGCCTTGAACGAGTGCATCACGTCGACGCCCCGGGAAACCTCCATGTACGTGTGCGCCAGGGTCTCCAGGGTCGCGGAGTCCATGAAGGTGCCGTACGTGTCGACCTTCTCGTCGAGTTCCGCCCGGGTGATGTCCGCGCCGGCCTGCACGTCGAGGGGCGGGCAGTAGGCGGACCCGTAGACGGTGCGCTTCTCGCGATCGATGCGCACGATCGGCATGACCAGCCGCCGCGCCGACCGCTCGACACCACCGACGTTGACCACGCCCATCTTGCCGTCACGCAGGAACGCGATCGCCTCGGCAACCCCCGGCTCGTCCGAGCGGTAGACCACGCCGGCCATGCCCTCGGCGTGCGTCAGGTCTTCCGAGCGGAGCACGTCGGTGAAGTAGCGCTTGCTGGCGGGGTTCGACACGAGGCTGACGAACATGGGGGACACGTCGACGAACTTCGCGATCGTGCGCTTCGTCTTCTTCGACACGGAATACCCCCGGTTGGTTCGCCAC